AATCGAATGTCATGATCTTCTCTGTAAAATCGGGGAAGTTGTTGTTGTCGGTGGAGTACGAAGATCTGCAATGATTTCTTTGTCGGACCTCGAGGATGACCGTATGCGGTCTTGTAAATCAGGAAATTGGTGGGAACAAAATGGACACAGAGCACTTGCTAACAACTCAGCAGCTTACACTTGTAAACCAGATATTGGTCAGTTTCTCGCAGAATGGACAAGCCTTTACAACAGTCACTCTGGAGAGCGGGGAATCTTCTCACGAGAGGCAAGTAAGAGTCAAGCTGCAAAGAACGGAAGACGTGATGAGAATTATGACTTCGGAACTAATCCCTGTAGCGAAATCATACTACGACCCTATCAGTTCTGTAACCTCACAGAGGTCGTTGTACGGGCCGAGGATACCGTTGCAGACTTGGCTAAGAAGGTACGCATCGCCACAATCTTAGGCACGTTCCAGAGCACTCTGACTCACTTCCCATACCTGCGTAAGGTCTGGCAGAAGAACACTGAGGAGGAGCGTCTGTTGGGTGTCTCGTTAACTGGTATCTTAGATAATCCTTGGATGGGGAGGGTATGTGAAAGCACTACGCAGTCTCTTGAATACTTACGGAAGGTCTCCGTTGATACCAATAATGAGTTTGCAACACGTCTTGGAATTCCTGTCTCTGCTGCGATTACTTGTGTCAAACCTTCTGGCACTGTGTCTCAGCTTGTTAATAGCGCCTCTGGTATTCATACTAGACATAGCCAGTATTATATTCGCCGTGTTCGTGGTGATAAGAAAGACCCTCTCACGCAATTCTTGACAGACTCTGGTATCCCTACAGAGGACTGTGTGATGAGGCCAGACAACACTGCTGTGTTCTCATTCCCAGTCAAGGCTCCTGAGTCTTCTCGTACTAGGGAGGATCTGACAGCTATGCAGCACCTAGACCTATGGCTGATGTACCAGCGTCACTGGTGTGAGCACAAGCCCTCTGTGACTATCTCTGTCAAGGAGGACGAGTGGATGGACGTAGGAGCTTGGGTATGGAGGAACTTCGATGAGCTTAGTGGTATCTCATTCCTGCCTTGGGATGGAGGCTCTTATCGTCAAGCGCCATACGAGGAGTGTACTAAAGAGCAGTACGAGGAGCTTCTGTCTAAGATGCCTACAGATATTGTGTGGGAGAATCTTAAGGAAGAGGATGACAACGTAGAGGGAGCGCAGACCCTAGCCTGCGTAGCGGGGCATTGTGAAATATGATGATCGAACTTAACTTTATTTGTGGTGCTATGTGTGGAGCAGAGTATGTAAAAGACCCGGAGGAAGGGACAAACTACCTAGTAGTGGATATCTTATTCCTCAGAATCCTCTTCAGTTGGGATTAAGTACATCTCTCTCTCGTGCTTCCTGCGCTTAACTAGGCCGGGAAGCTCTTTACCACCTGCCTTGGTCCACGCGAGGAAAGCATCAGCAGCAGCTTCGTATTCGCCTCTGTTGTGCTTCATCCTTATCGTGGATCTTTGCAGGTTCCCAAGTCCCACATTGAAGCTAAAGCTAACCAAGGCATCAAACCTACCTTGGGTAAGTCCTTTAGGGCATAGTCTAAGTACACCTCGCTCGAATGTAGCCAAGTCTTCTGCGAGGATTCTATCCACTTCAGCCATTGACAAAACTCTATCCCACCCATCAGGGATACTAAGTCCTTTGCGTTCATTTAGTGGTGTCCTTATATGATTAGGATCAATAACGTGCCCAACGCCAACAGTCCACAATAGAGCAGGACAGCGGTAGGGACGAAATCGTACTCCTTCATCTTTCTTAATCCCTTCTATGCAGGCTTTACTAACCTTCACTTCTTAGACCAGCCTCTACTTCCGAACCAGAAGCCTATAATTCCACCTAACATACTCATCTCACTTTCGCTGAAGACCACGTCAGCAAACTTGATTACGTCATCGATGTTATTAAGCACGTTAGGCAGGGAGAAGATATGCCACATAATCCAGATGTTAATTGCTACCAGCTCTAGGACGAGAATATAGGTGATTGTAGGCCGTACTGTACCTACGTAGTTAACTACCCACTTGGAAGCCTTGTCTAGCACCTTCTTGTCGTGATCTAGGGCTGCTACGGTCATCTGTGCCTCAGACTGCATAGCTACCTGATCTGTCCTGATCTCCTCAATCTTCTGCTGGGCTATGAAGCCTCTCTCAGCCAAAGCTAACTCACGCTCTGTCTGCAGCCTAGCCAAGTCTAGTTCTTGTTTCTTGTCGTTCTTGTCCTGAAAGAAGTCTAAGACTCTAGGCAAACCAGAGATAAGCAGACCACCGAGTGTAGATATTAGGGACAGCATAGCAACTCCTTAAGGTTTGTAGCCTAGTACATAGAAAAAACTAACCAGTATGAAAGCAGTTATGAAGCAGTACCACTTGAGCAGGGCCAGCTTCTTTATGTCTCTGCCAAACTCATCAGTCAAGTCCTTGTTGTCCTTAAGGATTCTCTGCTGGATAACCTCTACCTCAGCCCAAGCAGCCTGACCGTGCTTCTCTATGATGTCCTGCTTTAGTTCGTCTTGTAGTTTCTTGATTTCGTATATCCCTCGCCACTCCTCTACAGCAGAGAAGACAGAGGTATCCGAGGGCCTCTTCTTTTGCTTACGGCGGTAGGCATCCCTAGCTTGGATCTCAGACTTACCAAGGTCTTGAATGTCCTTAGTAACAGCCTCTAGCTCCTTACCTACAGCCAAAGCCTCTCTGATGCCAGAGACAGCAGCCTTGGCAACTTGTGTTACTGGTTCACTCATAGTTTATTCAGCAGGTTGATAAGCATCCCAATTAATGGGGCCCGTTTGTTCTGGAGCAGAAACAGCAGAAGGAGCAGGCGCTGGTGTATTGAAGAAATTATCTACTGCTGTAATATACTCAGAATCAATAATACCAGACTTATTAAAACCATCAATTATTTTAGCTGTAGCAGCTCCGCCTAGTCTTGGCTGTTTAGAAGCACTTGCAAGCCCTGCTAAGGCATCCATAGCATCTTTATTAGTAGCAGCCCTAGCAATCAGACGAGGAGTCAAAAGAAATACACCAGCAGTAGTAGCAAGCTGTGGAAGAGCAGACGATAACTTGTCTTGTACATCCGAAGGAAGAATAAAATAACCAACTAAACCACCCGCCCCGACACCAGCAACCCCAAGTGCTTTGTTTCTAACAAAAGAAGCCTGTGCTCCTCCTTCTTCTAACCCAAGTTCAGCAGCTTGAATAACTTGTTTTAGCTGTGTTGCTTCGTTTCTAAACATTTTAAAGAAAGCACTGTTCATATCTTTATCTTGTTTTAGAGCTTGGTTAAATTTAAACACCATCTCAGGAGTAGCTAGGTTCTTCTCTAAGAAAGAGTATTTAACATCATTAATTAATTGAGAACCTTCGACCCCAGCTTTAGAGACATACTGATCAATAGCACCAACAGCCTTAAAGAGGTCTGTAAACTTCTCTGATTCTGTCAAATCAGCTAGGTATGCCCCTACTTTAGAAGGAGCTTGCTGTAAAGCACTGGTGATTGTCTCGTTATAAAGACTACCAAAACCTTCTTTATACAATCCCTTTACTCTGTTGTATTCATTTACAGTGTCTTTTGATAAAGTTGTCTTAGTAAGGAAAGGATTAAACTGCTCTCCTGTAGCAATTGTTGATGTTTGTCCTTGCTCTAACGAAACAAAAGGAAGATTTCTTTTTATTAACTTTTCTTTCTGTTGTGGAGTAGAGGCAGCAAATTGGATAGCGTCGTCCATAGCTTTCTCAAAATCAGCCCCGTACTTAGTAAAAATTTGCTGTTTGGATGTAGTTGCTTTTCCCGGTTGGGCTAAGTCATCAGCAGAGGCAAAAAAGTCACTTCTAAGTTGATGAGCAGTACCAAAGTCAACAAAGTCGTTTTGAGCTACAACACTATCTAAAACATCTATTCGGTCTCTAGTAGCTCCTTTAGGGTCTTTAATCTTAGACAGATTAGCTAGTTCTTTTTGTGCTTGTGTTTTAATACCTCTAAGGTCAACATAGACACCATTTTGCTCTGTTAGACTTTGGTAGAAAGGACGATAACGGTCTTTAAATGCTTCTCGCCCAGTAGCGATAAGCTCTCTAAAGTTTTCACCAGCAGCCCTAGTAAACGGTTCGTCTGAAGCTAAAGCTAGTTTAAAGGACTCTGAAGTATTTAAAGTATCTTTTACTTCCTGCATTCCTGCAGTGATTGCTTTTTCCACACCTGCTTGTTGCTTACGAAAAGCTTCATCAGCAAATCCGCCTTTAGAAGATGCCTCCAGTGCTTTAAAAACAGGAGAACCTGTTAGTTGTGCTCTAGTTAACGTGCCCCCTCGCTCTGACAGCCATTGTTGTGTAGCTACTCTGGGGTCTACCTGACCAGCAGCGTCTCCAAAAGCGTTTTTAGCTACTTTAAAAGCCTTGCCGCCCAATGAAAATACTAAATTACCACCAACATCCCAAGCAGCGTTTTCAACTACATTGCCTGCTAGTTGTTTAGCAAAGTCTGACGGAACAAATTTATTAGGAAGAACAGCTTGTTCTGCAGCAGTTCCAAATACTGTACCGATAGTAGATCCAGCTAAAGATGGAGCAAGAGACTGCGCCAGCGGAGAGCCTCTAAGAAGCTGACTACCGGCTTTAGCAATCCTTCCTTCAGGACGTAAGAACGGGTATAGACCACCAACTATTCCCCCAATGGCAGGAAGGGCTGTCTGATCTCCTTGCGGTCTAATATCTGGAAAAAGAGATAGCGCAGTGCCAACATCGGAAGTAAATCTCTGACCTCTTTGCTCTACTGCTTGAGCAGCTTGAGCAGCTCCGGGACCGGGGCCTATCTGCTGCCCACCCGCCCGTTCAAGGTTCGTTACATACTCATCCCAGTTAATTTTGCTCATTAGTCTAATCCTAACTCAGCTTGTAATTGTTTAGCTTCTTGAATTGAGTAACCGGCAGGTAAAGGACTGTTAGTTCTAGCTAAATCTTGATACACACGATACTTTTTAATCTTATTAAAATTATTTACTGCTAAAATATTAGAATCCGTTTCATATCGTTCTTTTTGCGGAAGTTTAGCTAATTGTTGGTAAGTTAATTGATCTGCTAAACGCTCATCACGGAACTTGTCTAACAGTTTAAGAATTGTAGGAAGCTGTTGTTTTACGTTTGGTTGACTAGCAATTAACTGTTCAAGTTCTTTAACCGCTTGTGATCCGGGGAAGTTCTTAGCAATTTTTTGAACAAACTGACTTTGGAACGCTTGTAATTGTTCAGTATTACTAGCTTTTTCAGATATAGGAACGCCGATTGCACTAAAAGCCTTAGATACGTTCTTTTGTGCTTCTGCACCAAGTCCTGTAAATGCGTTTGGAGCTATCTTTTTAAACTCATCAATAGTACCTATAATTTGTGCATTGTCTCTATAAGCTGTTCCTGCTTTAACCCAAGCTTCTCCTTTATCTTTTCCTTCGGCTTTTGCAAACATTTGATTCATCAAGTCACCAAGACCAAGTTCAATCTTAGTACCAGCAGCACCTTGTAACGGAATACCACCAACATTAACCCTAGCGTTATTAGGCCCTAAAATATACTGTTGATCACCTTCCTGATACACAGCTTGACCTTTAGAAAGTAGTTGACCGCTGGGTAGTGTTACAGCTTGGTCTGTTAGTCCTATTTTAGTAGGTTTAACTTTTTCAGGAGCCGTATATACTACTTCTCCTTTTCCAGTTATTGCAGAAGCTCCCGGCGAAACTATAGTAAGTTTGTCGTCTTTTGTCAGTTGTTTAGCTAATGTAAGAGCACGAATACCAGCATCAGGAGCAACAGGCATTAAGTCTCTGCCTATTTTTTCTAATGTTAAAGGATTACTCTGATCTTGATCAGCATATTTAGATAGAACAGCCTGAACTGCTGTAGCCTCTTGTAGCCGAGGATCTGTCTGTTGAGGAAATAAACCCTGCATAGCCGCCTGAGAAGCTACATCACCAAACCTTAAACCTGCTTGGTACAGAGGCGCAAACACGCCAAACTGCTGCCCTTGCTGTGAAATTTGCTGGTTACGCAGCATATTTTGTTGCTGAGCTTCTTTTTGCTGAGCAAATATAATTTCAGCAGGAGAAGGGCCAAATAAAGATTGAGTAGCCATGTTTGTTCCTTAATTAATAAGAATAGTCTTCCATCGAAGGAAAATAATTTGCACCTAAAGTTGAAGACGAACCAGAACCAAAACCAGAACTACTAGTGCGGCTTCCTAACAGCTTATCTAATAATTGTTGCTGTTGCCTGTTTTGTAAATAGTTCTGCCCAAATCCAGAAATATTCTGTGCCATTAATGATGGACCAACTAAGGAACCTTGTAGCTGAGTCTGTGCAGCACCTAAGCCACCAGAGAGGAGAGTCTGACCAACATTAGCACCAGCAGTAGCAGTACGACCACCTAACTGAGCGCCGATATCCAGAGGCTGTTGTGCAGCTTGCTCAAGCAACTGAGATACTCCAAACTGTTGCTGGAACGGAGCCAGTGCCTGAGTCTGTAATCCGTACTGAGTACCTAACAGATTAGCACCAGTACCAAAGAGACCAGCACCAAAGCCAAGACGCTGTTGAGCAGCTTGTTCAGCATTAGCAGCCAGTGCTAAGTCTTGTTGCCTACGAGCACCAGCTAGAGCAGCTAACTCTGGCTGTCCAGTAGCACCTACATTAAGACCAGCACGACCACGACCAAAGACAGAGGCGGCTAACCGTTGCTCTTCTTCCATCCGAGGTGCTCTCAGAAGATCCTGTTGCTCTCTTATATACTGCTGTCTAGCAGCTTCAGGAGACGTAGCCAAGTACTGAGAGCCTAGCCCAAAGAGACCTTGACCAGCAGCACCAAGAGGAGCACCCAAGG